ACAAAATCAAGCAAAAGGCATTAATTTCGATGTGATTCGTAATCGTCTTGAAAAATCATACGCAAAAGCTGAATTTGTTGATGCAAAAGAATTGAATAAGGGAGATTTTGTAGTCTTTCCGATTCCAACCTATACATATGACATTGAAGACATAACCGAAGAGGACTGTCGATTTTACGGCATCATGATTGGAGATGGTCATATTTCATCTGCGGCATCTGGAGTAACATTGAATAATACAACAAAAACTCAAACTCTAGAGTTTGTAAAAAACTATCTTGACAATCGAGGAATAAAATATAATATCTATAATGACGAGAGTTCAGTTGATATTAAATGGTCCACTGCAACACCTCGGTTTAAATTGACTCGGTCTCAGTTATACGATTCGAACGACCATAAAAAATGGGATACACCCATGCTCCATCTTCCACTAAATAAATTGCAACAGATTCTTCGTGGAATTATTGAAACGGATGGATGCGTAGGTGAAAAGGAGATAACAATTGAACTTTCTTCACTTGGTGTAATCGAGTCCATTCGCTATGCTCTTCTACGAATGGGTGCTCTTAGTTCAGGATACACACGAAATCGTATTGGAAATGTTTCAACCTATAAAAATATAACCACCCGCCTTCCTACAAATGTAATCCGTGTTCCTCGTATCAAAGAGATCATGGATATGTTTCCAAATGCACCAGATGGAGAATTCTTTAGTTATCTAACATATGACAACTGTATCTATTCACGTATTCAAGATATTACTGAAGTGAATTATGATGGAATTGTCCACGACTTTGAAATCGATGGTCCGCATGATTATACGGTTGCACATCTAGGAGTTGCTCATAATGGCGGCGGCAAGCGCAACGGTTCGTTTGCGATCTATTTGGAGCCGTGGCACGCGGATGTCGAGGACTTCTTGAAACTGAAACTGAACACGGGTTCGGAGGAGGAACGTTGCCGTGATCTGTTCTATGCACTCTGGATTCCTGATTTGTTCATGGAGCGTGTGGAAAAGAATGAGCCGTGGACGCTGTTCTGCCCTTCGGAGGCTCCTGGACTGGCAGACGTGCATGGCGACGAGTTCCGTGCGTTGTATGAGAAGTATGAGAAAGAGGGTCGTGGCCGTAAACAGGTGGATGCCCAGAAATTGTGGTTCAAAGTACTGGATTCCCAGATCGAGACGGGAACGCCCTATTTGCTGTACAAGGATGCGGCGAACCAGAAGTCGAATCAAAAGAACCTGGGTACCATTAAATCATCCAATCTCTGTGTTGCACCTGAAACATATATCTTAACAGATAAGGGTCAGCTTCCAATTGTAGAACTGGCAGGAAAAGAAGTAAAGGTGTGGAATGGAGACAAGTGGTCTAGTACAACCGTCTTGAAAACAGGAGAACAACAAAAGCTGATAACCGTATATTTGAGCAATGGTGCTCAGATTACATGCACTCCCTATCATAAATTCATTGTACGTTCAGGGTATACAGATAAATCATCTATCAAAAATGCAAAGCGTGTAGAGGCATGGGAACTCAAAGAAGGAATGAAACTTGCGAAGCATGATCTTCAAATGGTTCAAGGAGACACAAAGAATGATATGATTTATCCTTATACACACGGATTCTTCTGTGGTGATGGAACATACCATAATAATACAAACGGGTATCAATCAAAAGGGTTATCGTTATATGGAGATAAAAAGAAATTGATTCCTTATCTTAAGATTAGGTCTTCTTCCTACAAAGAAGACAGCATGGGAAGACTGAATACCATGCTCCCAGATGAACTTTCTGAAAAATACGTTGTTCCAGTTAATGCATCGTTATCATGTCGTCTAGAATGGCTTGCAGGTCTTCTTGATTCAGATGGAACAGTTTCTAGAAATGGATCAAATGAATCCCTACAAATTGCATCCATACATTTTGAGTTCTTAGATCGTATTCGACTTATGTTGCAGACTATGGGCGTATCGAGTAAGGTTTGTCAGTCTCATCCAGCGAGAGTCACATTGATGCCTGATGGAAAGGGAGGTCGCAAAGAGTACAATTGTAAAGAACTACATCGCCTTCTCATTTCATCGTCCGCTGTTCATCAACTTATTACACTTGGGTTATCGTGTCATCGTCTTGAAATTAAAGGTGATAAACCACAACGAAACGCAGAACAATTCATTACAGTCGTATCTGTTCAAGATAATGGCCGTGTAGATGATACCTATTGTTTCAATGAACCTGAAAATCACGCAGGTGTATTCAATGGAGTCCTGACAGGAAACTGCACGGAGATCATAGAATATAGCGGTCCAGACGAGACAGCCGTGTGCAATCTGGCATCCATTGCTCTCCCGAGCTACGTTCAGAATCAGACCTTTGATTATGACAAGCTGAGACAAGTGGTCAAGGTGGCGGTTCGAAATCTGAATCAGGTGATTGATATCAATTACTATCCGACGCCTGAAACCAAGAACTCTAATATGCGTCATCGCCCGGTTGGATTGGGTGTTCAGGGTCTGGCGGATGTCTTTGCACTGATGCGTGCACCATGGGAATCGGAGGAGGCGGCTGAAATCAATCAGCGTATCTTTGAGCACATTTACTTTGCAGCGGTGGAGTCGTCGTGCGAGATTGCACAAGGATGTACTCCCTATTCGACCTTTGAGGGATCTCCGATGTCAAAGGGGACCTTTCAGTATGATATGTGGACTTCGAATGGTGAACCAGTTGTTCCATTGACGCAGAAGGATGGAACACTGGACTGGGAATCGCTGAAGGCGAAAGTGGTACAGTATGGTGTACGTAATTCTCTGCTGATGGCTCCGATGCCGACCGCATCTACTTCACAGATTCTGGGATTCAATGAGTGCATTGAGCCGTTTACGAGCAATATTTACACCCGTCGAACCCTGGCGGGAGAGTTCATTGTCATTAACAAGTATTTGATGCGTGATCTGGAGAAACTGGGTTTATGGAGCGAGATGATGAAGCAGCAGATCATTGCACGCAACGGATCCATTCAGGGAATTGATCAAATTCCAGAGGACATTCAGAAATTGTATAAGACATCGTGGGAGATCAAGCAGAAGACTCTGATCGATATGGCGGCGGCGCGTGGTGCTTTCATTTGTCAGTCGCAGAGTTTGAACCTATTTGTAGCGGATCCGAATTACGCGAAGCTGACATCGATGCACTTTTACGCATGGAAGAAGGGTCTGAAGACGGGTCTGTATTATTTGAGAACGCGGGCACCGGTCATGGCACAGAAATTCACGATTGATCCCGAGTTGCAACGAGAGGCGGCCAAATCGGAACAAATGAGACTGATTCGAAAGAATGCGACGGAAGAGGAGTGCACAATGTGTAGCTCTTAAAGTAGGATGCGAGAGAACATCGATCAAATACGAAAACAAATTACATCGGCTCTTTCCGATCGAAACATCATTCATCATTTGAAGCAATCGACTGATGGAATCATTAGCGTGTTTCATGCAATAGGAACAAAAGAGAAGGATCAATGGGCAACGCATGTACCTGGCCTCACTTCCACAGAACAACAACAGTTTACGGAAGCGTTTCGGAATCATTTGGATCCGATTCGTTCTTTTTTTAATCCAAGTATGAGTCATCCACCTATGAGGGGCGGCCAAGCTGCTGCTAAGGCACCTACTTCGTTAGAACCAACGTTTGCAGAACAGGCAAATATGTCTGAGGAGGAAGTTCAATCGAAATTAGAACAATCTACTGGAAAATCATCCGATCCAACATCGGATCCAGAAACGATGACTGGACTTGATAATGTATACGCCAAGGTTATGCAGCGAATTGGACAGGTAAATTCTGCAGTGGATGGATATGCCTCGCAGTATGGAGTTCTGAAATTAGAAAAACAATATGATATGGATCATGATATTCGATTGGTCCCGGATCCTGTCGTTCTCTTTCTTGAACCAGTAACGGGTCCTGCAGGTGCGGTTTTTCTTAAAAAGCTGAAAGTATCCTTTCGAACGATCGTGTTTATTGTATACTTAGTATTGGATATTGCACGCATTACTGCGGCAGTCGCTGGGAACGATTACAATCGTAAAGTATTATCGGTTATGGTATCCTTGCTTGAATTACTGAGAGGAGATTGGAAGAAAGCAATGTTGTCTTTTATGGGATTTTATGGAATGACGCCACTTTTGATTGGACAACAAGTTAAATTGTTTCTTACGTTATTTCGCATGTTATCTCCCACACTTCAGGAAACATTCATCTATGGTGCATTCGATACAACCAAATCGTTCTTTATTGGGTTATTATTGACGATTTTTCAAATAACGGCCCCAGAAGAGGTTCGTGCGCCGTTAATTGGAATACTAGAGAAAATTGCAAGAAAGAAGGCGGAAATTGATGGAATCTTGATTGATGCGGGTTTATCCGCACGAGCGGATCATTTTGCACCTACATTTGAGGATTTTAATAACATCCAATCGTTAATGGATGATCCAGAATTTATTTGTTCTACCGAGTATGAAAAGTTAATTGAAATCATTAACACATCGTCGGTTATCAATATGATTTTACAGATTCTGCGAATTCCAGTCACCAAAGAGTTTCGAGCCTATCGCTGTGGAACAAAGCCAAGTAAGCCATTTATTACTTTGCTGGTGGATCAATCCAAGATTGACAAGGAGAAAGAGAAACTGGCGGAACCCATTTCGGGTGAGAATACCCAAATGCCGATTTCTGCAGGTCAGAGTGATGGTACTGCACCTGTGGCAGAGGAAACGCCTCAAGAGGAAACGCCTCAAGAGGCGAAAGAAGAAACACCGCAAGAGGAAACACCGCAAGAGGCAAAAGAGGAAACACCTCAGGATGAAGCAGAAGAACTTGTAGCTCCAGTCGGTTCTGAGCAGGAGAAACCAGAGGAGAAACCAGAGGAGAAACCAGAGGAGAAACCAGAAGAGAAACCAGAAGAGAAGCCAGCAACGCTACATGCTCCAGTCGGTTCTGCACAGATGCAACCGACAAAGGGTGGACGTCGTCTAACCAAGAAACGCCGCGTACGCGTATCCAGCTCTTATTAGCGTATCCAGCTCTTATTAGCGTTTTTTAGCACGAGTATCTTCTTCAATCTGAACACCTGCGAGGCCATGGATGAACACCAGATATTCTTTCGGGAATCCCCAGAAACACGACGGAGCCTGATCGGTAGGAGGAATGCGTCGACTAGACTGGTTCTGACCATGTGAAAAGGCAACAATGATTTGTTGTGGAGGGATCTCAATCACTTGGTCTTCGCGTCCTTCAATCCAATTCTCTCCCTCCGCCAAGGAAACATTGGGAAAGGGTCTCTCCTCCCAAGCCGACTTGCGAAACGTCAGGGTTGCCTCAGAAATACGCTGGGAGAATGGAATATCAAATGGCGGAACGTTAACTGCACTGATACCCGTCTTCAAATCGTACAAGGCCAGCGTCGTGCAACAGGCAATGTTCTGTTCGGTCTTACCCCGTTTGACACCCTTATTGAGCCATGCTACACGGCGACGAAACGAAGTCGGTGGATAATGATCGTCATCGTCCATAAATAGAATCAACTCATTGGTCGCTTCACGAATCGCACAATTTCGCTTCTCACCAATCGACATTTTACCATGAATCGGCATGTATTTAATCTTCATCTTGGGAACTTGCAACTGGAAATTCATAATGAGATCCCCCACCAAATGCGGGGTTTGTTCATTATCTTCAATTACGATCCATTCGATCTTGTCTTGAGGATAATCGGTTGCCAGCAAGTTATGAAAGGCAATCTCAATCAGACGCTTACGATTATACGTCGGTGTGATGATACTAATCGGAGGACAGTCTTCTACGTGAAGAAGAGGTGGACAGTGAATCACACCCTTCGAAGGGCGGAGTCTAGAAACCTGTTCTTGCAAGGAACGAAACAGAGGAAGGGCGTCTGTGCATAGAGCGTCAAATCGTTTCGACGCCGCTTGTTGACGGGAAGAACGAATAAGCGACATGTCGGCATTCTTGAATTGTGTAAAGGCCGATTCCAAGTCTTGACGCAGCGTAGCAGAAGGACGTGCCAATGCACAGCGTGTATTCCCTGATTCTTGAAGATCGTTAGAAATCCAGGCAACGCCTGCCCAATCTCGATACATCGACGTGAAGGCAGGAAGTGCATTCATGATAGCAAAGGATCCCGCGACTTCCGCATTCGCTGCGGCATATCCAAACGCTTCACCGCCGCTGAGAATCAGATGTCCACGATAATTGGTCATGATCTTATGACGGGCCGAAACGGAAAGATCTTGGCACACGACTTGTACCGCATCAGAACATATCGCGTTCAAAGAGTCCGCAATGTCTTGGCGGCTGGTATACACGGTGAGAAGGGGATCAGTCGATTTCCATGATGGAAGAACAGCCTTGATGTATTCGAATTTGTTGGTCGATGCACCCAGAAAGCAAACGAATCCTGCACCGCGACTCTCATACAAATAGGAGGACTGGATGTCCTTGACCTGCCATGCCGCAGACCATGGAAGATAGTGGAGATGAGACGCGGAAATACCTTTCTGGACAAGTTCTGTTTGGAATCGCTCAAGAGATACCGGATCGCGGAACAATAATGCATCAAATGCATGAACATAGGAGTCATAGGCATAGACCCACTGTTCGGGATTAACAAGAATGATGTTGGTGTGAGCCCAAGGAATTGCTGCGTAAATGGGGATTTCCAAATGAATTTGAATGTCGCAATGGATCAATGGCTCACGCATGTCCAGAAGTTTGGGCTTCTGAATGGTTTGACCAATGGATTTCGATAATGAAATGAGAAGCCGCTCGATAACACGTACATCGTCGGCAAGCCCGTAGGTATTACCCTTATTGTAAATAATATGGACCGTCAATGGGGCAGGCATATGTAGTATAAGAGAAGACAAATCTTTTAAGTGGTATGGATAGAATGACGGCCCAGGAAGTCAGAGATCTTGGCTACCTTGCGTGGCGAGATCCCTGGGCATGGATGGAAACCATGAAGGGTAAACGCTGGGAAAAATTAATTGAAAGTGAAAAAAGACATTTTCACGAACTATCGTCGCAACCTCGTGTGGAACGAGAAGCCCGACAGATGCAAAAGGAGATTGAGAGTGCCATTCAATATGTTAATATGGAGGGTCCTACCATTGGAAACGGGGGTATAACGATTTCAATCCTAAAAGGGCGCGATATGTATTGGAACTGGACAGGATCCAAGGAAAAGAAGCAGTTTGCCGATATTGATACCCAAGGCAACATGGTATGGTACATAACAGATGACGACGATCGTCCAAATGAGAATGTTCTGATCTGCGAGGATCTTCATGGACGAGTGATATGGAAAAAGAAGAGCGTATCAGATCAAGTAGCAGTAATAGATAACTTATGTTATTATATCAAAGTTCTGAATTATTATACCAGTACACAATTATCGTGTTGTGATGCGAATTCAGGAAATGAAGAAAGATTGGTGTATCGAGAGAAAAACGAAGAGAGATATTTGAATTTGTATCGAGCAGCCAATCGAACACTGTATATGGCATCTGTTGATCCAGGACAAAATCAGCTGTTTTGCATATCAGGAACAAAAGCAGAACCCGTGTTTCCTCATTCTACATTCCAGTTTCCACTAGGTAAAAACATCGATGGTAATCACTGTGTCTTAACTAAACAACGTATTCAGGATCCATGGATTCCACATGGAGTACCCATTAAGGATTGGATCTTGCCTTCGGAGCAGATCCAGTGGGCCAGTTTATTATCGAGCTTGATTCTTACGATTAAGGAGGGTAGACAGACCATTTGGTTTTGTTCGCCACACAGAAGACCTCGATCCATCATGAGTATTCCTGTGGGGACATTGATCCCGATGGTTTGGCCACAATGGGAGAATTCGGTTATGCAAACCTTTTTAGTGAAGGATCCGTTTGAGATTCCCTATCTTATTACGATTGTGGACAATCAGGTTCGGCGATTAACCAATGGAATCCAGATCCCACACCCTGTTTCCTTTAAACCACTCGAGATTCATCGGTTTCATGCGAGATCCAAGGATGGTACCGTTGTTCCGTATGTGACGATTAAAGAACGTGGGTGCAAACCAAAAGGGCAATTCGTCTATGTCTATGGATCGTATGGATCGACCACACCGATTGACTGGCCGTATCAGAATTGGTATCCGTTATTGAAACGTAAATGGATGATTGTATTTGCACTCG